TCAATTTCGGTACTGGCCACCCCTGCCGTGTGCGCGGTGGCGGTGATCTTGCAATACGCCTTGTGAATGGCGGACAGGTCGGGGCGGCTATCGCGTTCGAGGCGGTGCTGCTTGATGCACTCGCGCAGGATGTCCTGCTTCAGTTGTCCCCAGCGTTCGTTCAGGAGTTCGCCTTCCTCCGGGGTGGGCTTGTATTTCGGCCACAGTTTGCACAGATAAATCTTGTTGTCGATCCACGTTGTTGATGTTGTCGTTTTCATAATTGAAATCCCGCTCGCTCAAAAGGGTACTAGTCGAGGTTTTTCCGCCGCCGTTTTCCGAGTTCGTTTTGTTAGTTGAATGGACGAGTTAGGATCCCTGTCCGGATTCCGGACATCTCCTGTCCGGATTTCAGACATCTGATGTCCGGATTTCGGACAGGTTGGTGTCCGGATTTCGGACAGGTGAATGGTGTAGGTAAGAGACTTCCCCGTACCTTTGGTGGTCAAGATTCCGCGATTGCGGAGGTTGCTGATTATGGTGTTTACGGTCGTCCGCGCCATGCGACATTTCGCTGCCAGTTTCTTCTGACTGGGGTACGCCACTTCGCCGTAGTCGGCGAGAGCGAGGATGACCAGCAGCTCCCCGGCGCTCAAGTCTTGGACGGTTGCCCAGATGTCAGATGGTCGTAGTCGTGCCATGTCTTTACCAAGGCCGCAGGTAGGGCGGGGAGCGGCTGCGGGCTGACCCGCCCCACCTACAGTTGTCGAGAATTTGAGCAGTTGCAGCCGCTCGGCTCATCCCCACGTTGGGAGTCGCTGGAAACATGATACCATAAACCTGCCACCATGTGGCGGGGAGGCCTTGGTCGCTCCTTACCTCACCCCCGGAAGCGCGGCGTGTCGATCGAAAGATCCGCGCCGCGTTTGTTTTTAGGCGTACCAACCGCGCCAGCCGACCACCAACGCGGCTGGCACACCGTCAGGAATAATATCAATCGGCTTGTGTTGACAAATTCAAGTCGCAAGTGTTGACAGCCGATATACAGGGGAGTACCTTCCCCAAGTCAGAGGCGCGTGCCGCTGACAAACGCAACCAGTTTGAGAGGACTGACCCGTGAGTACCAAGATCAAAACAACCGTGATGGATGCCCTTAACCGTTCAGTCAAGCAGTACGACGACACCTTTAAGCGCTTAATCAAGCAATACAACGATTCGCTGCTTGCAGCCGCCCGTGAAATTAACGACGGCGTAAGCCAGCGCGTGATCCGCGCAAACGCCGACCTTGCCGCCGTTGACCATGACAACGAGAACGCCTTCGCCGTGTGCGTGGATGAACTGAACGAAGCCGAAGCTGCTTTCATCGCCCGCCACGAGAACACGGTGGTAAGCCTTTGACCGCCCGCCGTACTGACCCCACCACTAGCCACATGGCCGCCGATGACATGGTCAGCAAACTCGCAGGGCTTCAAGCCGCGCTCCTTGCCGCCTTCAAGGCGGCGGGGGCGTACGGGCTGACCTCGGACGAAGCAGAAGCCGCAGCGCACCTACACGCCGGGGCGCGAAGGCGCGTCAGCGAGCTACACGCGGCAGGGCTGATTGCACCTACTGGCGCTACGCGACTTGGTCGCGCTGGCAAGGCGCAACGCGTGTTCACGGCTGTTGTCTCCTCTATCCCCGATAGCCTTTTTGCCACCACCCCTACCGAAAGGAAGTACCGCTCATGAGAGACATGAAGAAGATCAAGTTCAAGGAGATTTCCTACGACTTGAATGTTGACCAACTGCAAGGCATCCCCGAAGTCGCTGCCGAGTACCTGATGTCCCACGTTGTGACCATCCACCTTGAAGGCCGCTACCAAGTCGATGGCGGCAACCCGGATGCGGGCGACCAGCCAGCATGGCGCTTGCTTGATTGGAAGATTCTCGCCTTGAGCCTTGACGGGCAAATCCTTGACCACGACGAGCGCGTCCCGTCAGACTTTCCAATTGGCATCGTTATCAATTCCACCTACTCGCGCCACACGCGGGAGTACCTTGAGGCGCGACCGCCGGAGATGTACGAGTGAGATACCTATCCGTTTGCTCTGGCATTGAAGCCGCAACCGTTGCTTGGCATCGGCTCGGCTGGGAGCCTGTTGGATTCTCGGAGATTGAACCCTTCCCCAGCGCGGTTCTCGCGCATCATTACCCTCACGTTCCCAACTTTGGGGACATGACCAAATTTCAGGAGTGGCCGTTAGATGCAGGAGCAATTGACCTTTTGGTGGGAGGAACCCCATGCCAGTCCTTCAGCGTTGCCGGACTTCGGCAAGGACTCAAAGACCCACGCGGAAACCTCATGCTTACCTACCTTGCGATTGCTGCACGTCTGCGGCCTCGATGGGTTGTGTGGGAAAACGTCCCCGGTGTCTTGTCATCAAACGGAGGACGGGATTTTGGTTCCTTCCTTGGGGGGTTGGCAGAATTGGGGTATGGGTTCGCGTACCGAGTGTTGGACGCTCAATGGTGCAGAACACACGGGCATCCCTGTGCCGTCCCGCAGCGCCGGAGACGTGTCTTCGTTGTCGGATGTCTTGGAGACGCAACCGCTGCCGCAACGGTATTGCTTAAGCAGCAAAGCGTGCTTAGGAATTCTAAAACGCGCGGAGCGGCGCGGGAAGAAATTGCCTCAGATGTTGAGGGACGCGTTGGAACAGGCTGCTGGTGGGACGGCGGAAACACCTCCGACACCCTGACCAAATGCGGGGCATATGGCATAGGTAAAGTTGGTAGCACTCGTTTAGCGCGAGAATACAAGGACGCTACCGACCTTGTTGCCGTCCCGTACACCAAAGCCAAACGCGCCCAGTCTGAAACCGATGACGAGACATGGGTAGAGGGGCAAGTCAACCCCACGCTCTCGCTGTTTGACTGTGGGGATGTGCGGGCAACCACTGTAGCCATTCAAGCCTATTCAGTCCGCGAGGATGCCAAGGCAAACAACTTCAGTGCCACACCTACTGATGTTGCGCTCACCGTATCCGCACTTCTACCAGGTGTGCAGTCGCATCATGCACAATTGTTTATGGCGCAGGTTGCCTACCCATTGGATCTTCGCAATGGAACAAGAGATCCCAACAAACACGACGCACAGAACCGACAGGGTCTAGGCGTAGGTCTAGCAGGTGATCCCGCACCAACCATTGATAAATCAATTGTGCATGGAGTCGCGCAAGCTATGACCGTGCGTCGGTTAACCCCAAGGGAATGCGAACGCCTCCAAGGTTTCCCTGATGACTACACGCTGATCCCTTGGCCCAAGAAGGCTGCTGAGGACTGCCCCGATGGACCCCGCTACAAAGCCTTGGGTAACTCCATGGCAGTCAACTGTATGGAATGGATCGGGGAACGCATCGCTGCCCTTGAGGCGGAGAGAGGAACGACATGAAAGACTGCAAGACCTGTGCGGAATTGGTTGAGTCGCTGAAGGTAGCCGCCGCCCTCATCAAGCAAGCTAAAGCGCAAATCACGGAACTACGCATTGATTTGAATTTTATGAAATACGACAACCGAAACCTGCAAGCGCAACTAATTAAACAGAGCAACCGCCTATCTAATCGGGACGCTCAAGTAGCAACTGCTCAAAGCCTTTTGAGCCAGCAACAAAGGCGCGAGCGGCTCATGCAGATTCAACCGAACAAGGGCATTACGGAAAAGGGCGAAATACAGGCTGACATGATTGCTAGCGCAATTGAACAGGCACTAGCGGCCCCTGCGCCAGCCCTGTCGAAGCGGTCAAAGCGTTTGGGTTCTCAAGGTTAAACACAAGGAGGCAAAGTAATGGAAGAGGAAGACAACCGATGGGCGCGGCCTGTGCTGCATGACGTGGAATGGAATCGCAAGGATGGCTACCCCGCATGGCTGAATGAGGATCGCGTCCAGCGCGGGCTGGCTGGCAAGTTCGACCGCCCGGTCTTGGTCATTGTTGGCGGCGACCCCATGCTGCACTCGGTGGACGAGTCGGACGGCAACACGCCCATTGCCTACTGGCGGGCTTCGGTCTACCTATTGCAGACCAACCCCGAGGGTATCGAGGGGACGCGGTTCTCTAGCCTGTGCCTCTTTGAAGAGGGGGACACGCAGGACGGGGTACGCGAGGATCTCATGAACCGCGTTGTGAACTTCATCACCAAGTGCAACCCCAATACCAAGGTCGCCCATGTCAGTTAACACCATCGCAGGCGGGTTCCTGACCATCACCATCCGTAAGCGTGACGAGTCGATCATCCTCCTTGACGAAGCTGGGGAGCAGGTCGCGCAGATCTTTGCCAACCTGCAAGGCTCAAGCAATCACGACCGCATCCGCGTCTCGATCCGCGCCGACCAGCGGTACAAGATCACGCGGTCAAAGGGGGAATCCCGTGTTCAAGATTGACACCTTGACGGTCGAGGGCATCCGCAAGGACAAGAGCAAGGGGATGAAGCAGTCGGATATCGCTCGGAAGTACCGGGTCAGCCGTTCGGCGGTGTGCCGTATCGTGTTGGGGAGTCGCCGCGTTGCGCGGTAATCAAGGTTTTTGCGGCGATCCCGCCGGGGGGCGTTCCCTCGGCGGGGTCGTTTTATTGTGGGCGCGGCAAATCTTGAAACGCCCTACGCCAAAAAAACAGAAGCAAGATACGCTCTCGGCGGTGAAGCAAGAACTACACCGCATAACGCTAAGAGACGACCTTTATCGGGGCGAGGGTTAATCATGCGCGGGGACTGGGAAGAGGACATCATCGACCGCATCACGGCGAGCGAGTCCACCGACCCCCTACTCAAAGAAGCCGCAAGCGAGATCACCTATATGCGCGAGCAGCTCACGGCACAAATCAAAGAAGTCAACCGCGCACGGCAGGCGCTTCTCCTCTGCCAGCGGGCGCAACGTGCTTGAATTCGTAGTCGTTGGAATCCCTGCGCCTCAAGGCTCAAAGCGTGCATTCGTGCGCGGTGGCCGTGTTTCGCTCGTTGAGTCATGCGCGAGGGTCAAGCCCTACCGCGCCCTTGTTTCCCTTGCCGCAAGCCAAGCGCGTAAAGACCCACCAACGCGGCTACCCGTAGGGATAGCGATTGCCTTTGTCTTCGTTCGCCCAAAGAGCCACTACACCAGTAAGGGCGAACTCCGCGCTAGCGCTCCGACCCACCCCGGGAAGCCTGACGTGGACAAACTTTGCCGCGCCGTTCTTGATGCCCTCACGGGAATCCTGTACCACGATGACGCGCAGGTCGTTTCCCTCAACGCCAGTAAACGCTACGGGGTCGCGTCGATGACGGCTATTTCGCTCGTCACGATTTGACATAGACGATACGAGGGAGTATCTTCCCTATGCCCTAGCATTTCGCCGGGGTCGAGTGCGGCGAGCCGCGCAGTCTTGAGAGGACGATCATGCAACGAAGTGACACTATCGGGGAGCTAGCGAAGGCGCTGGCGGCCGCAAACTTGGAAATCGTGAACCCCAGCCTTGACGCGGTTAACCCGCATTTCAAGAGCCGCTACGCATCGCTTGGGGCGATCATCAACGCCGTCCGCCTGCCGCTTGCCCGTCACGGCATCAGCGCCGTGCAGACGGTCAGCACCGATGGCGGTGCGGTCGGAGTGACGACCACCCTGCTCCATGCGAGCGGGGAATGGATGGCAGAGACGGCTATGTCTGCCCTGCCCGACCGGGCTACGGTTCAGCAGTTGGGATCGATTATTACTTACCTTCGCAGGTACTGCCTAGCCTCGGTGACCAACATAGTGGGGGAAGAGGATCAGGACGGGAACGAGGCAAGCCTGCCAAGCGCACCGCGTAGCGAGCCGCGTAAGCCCTTCAAGCCGCAAGACCCACGGACAGCCGTTCCGCCGCCTCCGACCGTTCCTAAGGCAACCAAGCCCGCTCCTGAGCCTGTGGCGGAAGTCAAGGCAATGGACGCGTACCCGGACGTGTACGAGGGGACGTTTGACATCCTGCGCGTTGTCGTCCGCGCTGGCAAGCCCTACGCCATTCAGGTGGACGGCAAGCACGGCAAGGCGTGGATCGCCACAACCATACAAGAGTACGCTGACATGGCGAAAGAACACGTTAACGACTGTATGCAGTTGCAGGTCGAACGCGTTGGCGACTCGCTCCAGATCATGAAGGTGATCGCATCGAAAGTTGAGGTTCCGTTTTGAGCCTCTACCAAATCACGTCCGAAATGCAGTCCATTCTCGATGCCGTCTTGGACGGTGGCATCGACTCGCCCGAGGCGCAGGCCGCGCTCGACGAGCATCTCACGGGCTTAGATGTCGCCCTCGACACCAAGGCCGAGTCCTACGCGGGATTCATCCGTGAGCTAGAGATGCGAGCGGAGTCGAGGGGCAAGGAAGCCTCTCGAATCCGTGCGCTCGCAGCGGCTGACGATGCCCTTGCCCTGCGCCTCAAGGAAGGGCTGAAGGCGGCAATGGAGACGACTGGGCGGCTCAAGATCGAAACGCCTCGGTTCAAGTTGTCGGTCGCTGGCAACGGCGGAAAGCAGTCGCTTGAGATTGATGACGATGCCGTCAAGGGTCTTGAAGTCCCGCTCGTCAAGATCGTTACCGAGCCAAACAAGGAAGCGATCCGCATCGTCCTTGAGGCTGGCGGCGAGATCCCCGGATGCCGCTTGCTCCCTCGCGGGACAAGCCTCCGCATTCGGTAATTACTTTGCCTCTCCCTCGCCGTTGCCTTCGGGTGGCGGCGAGGTTTCTTTTTGCCCAAAAGGAACTAGGCGGTTCAGCGCCTCGCGCCGCTTCGCGCACGGGCCGCAGGAACCCGCCTTTATGCCCACGGCACTCGTCATCGCCGCGACCACGTCGCCCAGCCCGCGCATCCGAGGAGGCGCAACCGTCCCCGGTTCTGGCGGCTGCATTTCGGTCGTCAGCTTGGCGCGGGCGGCGGCAGGAGCAGGGCGTGCGCCAAGGAAGAGGGGCGGGTCAATGATGTTGCCGTTCCGAGTCTCGCGCTGCTCGCAGGTGTCGCACTTGGTCGCGTCAAGGTTGCGGGTGCAGAAGGGGGACGTGCCAGCCACGCGCCACGACTTGCAATCCATGATCGGGAGCGAGATGCCAGATACGTTGAGTGTGCCGATGGTCATGAGGTGAGGGCGACGACTGAGCCGTCAGACTTGCAGTAGATGCGGGGTGCTTGAAACGAATGCACGCAGGGCTGCGGCAGGGGATGGTCAATAGCCCACTCGTTGCAGTCCACGCCTTGACCCGGGCAACATGGCGCAGGCTGGTACACGAATGGGTAGGCGTAGCAGCCCGTGCGCGGGTCGGGCATCCCCGGGCAGAGCGAAGTCCAGCCGTAGACAAGCACGATGATCGTCCCGCCAATGTCGACGGTGATGTCCTCAAGCGGCCACCCGTCGCGGGCTTCGCAGTTGGTCGCGTCTTGGTAAAAGCCGATGTCCACGCAGATTGGGATAGTGCCGTTCCCGTACTCTTGCACGCGCTTCATGCTGTACCGCGCCCCAAACGAATACTCGGGGAAGGACAGGCATTGGATGACGTAGTTGTTCGGGGTCGCGCTGATCGCCGAGATGGACGCGTTGCAAGTGTTCTCGCTCGTCATCCGCCACGGGTAATCAACGAGCAGGGTCTGCGAGGCGCAGGCGTAGTAACGAGGGGACGAGGCAACGAGCGTGACCGTAATCGTTGCATTTGCGTCTGTGAATTCCACGCGGTCAACCGTCAAGGTATCGCCATCCGAATGCCCGGGTCGGTCATTTGGAGTCTGCCAGTCGCACAGTACGCAAGACTGGCGATTGCCGAACCAGAAGTATGCCGACCACGGTGGGATACCGTGCGCCGTCACCAGCGCACCGATACGGGTGTTGATGCGCTCGGCAATGTGCGCGGCGTTCCCGCTGAAGATGACGATGTCAAGACCGCAGACACTCAGCTTCGGCGCTCCGAGCGTCCCCCAGCCTGTGTTCACGGTGTTCTGTTGGTCAATGTGGACAAGACCGGACGAGCCAAGGAACAAGGCATTGAGCGCCGCCTGAGCGCCTTGCCCCTCGGGGTCAATCCCCGGCGCAAAGCAGGCCGGGAAGACGATGGTCATGATGTCCTCGTCATGGGACGGGCAACCAAACCCGCCTAGCGAATAGCACGTCCGCACGTCGTACGTTTCAAAGCGATCCTCGTAACTATCGCAGAAGTCCGGCAGGTCGTCACAGATCGGGGTATTGCCGCAGCAATCCCCCTGCGGCTCGCAGTCCGGGCAGGTCATGTACTGGACGTAATGCTGCGTAACTTGGTTCGGGCAGTTGCCGGGGCTGACGGGGTCGCGCACCGTGCAGAAGCCCATCTCCTGCGACATACCCACGTCAAGGCTCACGATCTCAACTGGCGGCCCGTGATCGCAACGGACATCCCACGGAACGCCAATCGTCTCAATACAGGTGCGGGCAGAGCTTGCAATGGTGACGCTCTTACCCTTGACCGTGCCAGCCTGATCCTTGAAGTCGTAGCACTCGGCAACCAATTCCTCGCAGGGCAGTTGCGTGTTGTTCGCAATGGCGGGGCCGTACTCAGGGATTTGGATGTCGGCAATGCCGCCCGGGTTCCCTTGCTGTTGGGGATCAGGGTAACAACATGGATCGCCTTGAAGGGCGCGGTTCTTGATCTTGAGCAATTCGCCCACGTTGACAGGCCATATCGACAGCGGATTTGGGCAGGGCAGCGCCTCGAAATTGGTCAGGATGTAGATGCAGCAGTCATACGAGATGTAGTAGCACTTGTTCGCAATGTCTGGCGGGTCGGGAATGCCTATCGAAATCAGATAGCCGACGCAGAACTCAATGCGGTCAGGAGCCTGAGCGCAATCAGGCGGGCAGCAATAGTTGGCGAAGTAGTCCTCGCACTTGAGGGCGTACCACAACACGCCGGGATCACAACAACACGAAACCGCCGGGAGTGCGCTCACGCGACGATGACAATGCAGAGGGCGAGGATGAACAAGCGCATCACTTGCCAGCCTTCTTGGTGGCGAGATACCAGCCTGCGCCGAAAGCAATGGCGGCAGCGGCGAGGGCGAACCAAATTGAACCGAGGAGGCTAGAGAAGTCTGCGAGGATCATGTTTATGCCTTTCGTCGTGTCTGGGCTTTTCTGAATGCGGCATCGAACATCGGGTCTTGTGCGCGCATTGCTGCAATGTACTCCCGATCCCCTTCGGGTCGATTGGGGTCTAGCATATCGACCGCAAGCTCCGCCGCAACTACTTTCCGGCGAGGAAGCCAGCCAACCGCAATGCGTAAAAACTGCCCAAGGCCTGTCTGGAACAAAAGGACGACCACCGCTATGGCAACAACGGCAACCGATCCATAGATGAAGGCGGTCAAAAACGGGGAGGTCTTGTCCTCCACGCCTGACAGTTGCACATGAATCCCGGACGCAAGCGCGTCAATACGGGTAGCCCGGGCAACGACCTCCGGATCTCCGGTTTCCGTCCCGCGCTGGATCAGCCCCTGCGCCTCGGCGCGAATGTCGTTGGAGGACTGCGCGATCCTCTGCACGGGGCTACAACCCCCTAGGAGGGCGAGCATGGCGACCGTGAGCCACCAACGGCTCAACGCTTCTCGATACGCGTAACGCGATCTTCTAGCCCGCGCACGCGCTCCCCAATGACCTGTATCTGTGCGCTGCCAGCGGTTGCTAGTTCTTGGATCTTGCCAAGGTCGCCCGCCATCTTTTCGAGGCTCTTGGTCTGCTGCTCGTCGCGTTCCGAACGACTCCCAGCGTAGACAAGCGCGGCCACTAAAGCCGTGACCGCCACGAAGAACTGGGCAAAGCGAAGCCATCGGTCGATAGATGAGGCAAGTTCGATAGTCATGGATTACAGATTCCCCTCGGATACCCATGTACCGGGCGTTCCGGCTACGGTGCAATACCAACCCTTGGGTTGCCCAACACTTGGGGTGCTGTTCTTGACGTAGTCACCCACCACCCATGTGCCAGTCGTTGGGGCTGCTGCTCTTGTCACTTGAATGATGTCTGCTTTTGTCGCGGTGGTCACGTCTGTTGAACGAACCATCATTCCCTGATACGGCCCCGCATGGCACACATTGCTGCTTACGCTTGTAAATGCGTTTCCAGAAATAAGCCACGGGCCAACACT